GATGTTACAAAGATTTAGAAGTTAGGGAAGTTTCTTTAGAGTGTAGCTACCTACTGAAGCATTCAAACATTTCGTTAAGCAACTCAACAAAAAGTTTCAACCGAAAAGCATTCTTACGCAAACCTAGAAACCTATAACTTTAGACCTGAATATCTTACATATCCCGACATAGCTGCTACATCCACGATTTAAATCATTCTCTACACTGAAATTAAGTCTTAGAAACGTAGAGGAAATTCAAATGAAAAAGTATTCGAAAATTCTAATCTTAGCTTTAATGGGATTTACCGGTACCGTTGCTATCGCAGCTGACTCGATTCCAATAGAAGCCACTGCTGCAGCTGAAGCGCAACAGGTTGCTTTAGAGTATGGAAATGAAAAAGATCAAAAATCTGAATCATCTGGTGAATAAAAGAAAGCCCTTAATTAAAGGGCTTTTTAATTACTTCCAGCTTGGCGTACAAGCATTCTTCCATGACAACTCAAATTGCTTTTGATCCGTCTGATTTTCTACAAGCACTATATTTTTCTGAAGCACAATGAAACGTTGAAAACCAATATCTTTACCGTCTGCTTCTTTATAGCTTACCTCTCCACACTCTCCTATTTGATTGCGGAACTTAGCTGAATCAGGATTGGGAATGAATTCTTTTGTAGCTTCTTTTGCAAATTCAAGCTGTTCCTTTTTGCTTGTTTCTAAATCAAGATGCTGACCACTTGATTCCTTGTGTCCACACCCAGCTAAAATCACAATAAAAAAGAATAAGCTTAAATTTTTCATAATATCCCCATGTATTAAGGGCGACACTTTACATTAATTTTCAATCTTATTTAAAGCCTCGGGAGAGTGGATTTGTAAAGTTATGTTTTACTATTTTAAGTCTTTTTAAAATTGACCCTATATAGCCAGGTGAAACTTCCACTTATCAAAAAACCGCCCCAAAGGCGGTTCTTAGCTTACTAACTTACTGACATACAAGATAAATAAAAGTAGAAATAATTATTACGGCTAGGATGGAGACAAATATTTCTATTTTAGTCATAGCAGTTTTATTCTTAACATGAACTGAATATCCTTTATATCCCCATCAGATGAAAATTAGAATAACAAAAGATTACATAATCTTTATTTTTTACTATTTATTAAGTTTCATCTTAAATGTTTTAAGACTTATTACTATAAGGCAGGCACAAAAAAAGACGCATAGCGCCGTGGAGTTCTTTGTGCCTGTATGGTTTATGGGTTTATGCAGCTACGCTAAAACGCTCAATATGACCAAATACACTTAGCTCTTCATCATTAGCTTTAGAGATATCTGCCAGTGCTTCACCTTCAATTGAATAAGATCCGAAGTCCTCATGAATTAGATCAAACTCGGTATCTGGCGAAAATTCGACGCGCCATAAAGTTAAGATCACCTTATCGCCTGTAACAGTATCAATGCCTTTAAACAGCAAGCGATATTCATTACCTAGGTTAGTTGCAATTGTAGTACGTGTCTTAGCACCGGCTTTGGCAGAAAACTTAACTGAACCAACAATAGCTTCATTAAAAATGACTGTGCCGTAAACAGCATCCAGTACATATTTATCAGAAGTGATGGCAACATCCGAGCTGTCTTTAAAATCCACTTCACTTAAATTACGATGTCCTAAGTCAATCATGGCGCCAGCTTCTACAGCACCCAGAGTAATATCAGTCAGCTGAGTTTCAGGGATTTCGATTGATTTGCCACTTAGGACCATTGCTAAGTTTTGCTTTGTTACTTCTTCAAGCGTACCAGAGATAGCCACTGCAGTTTGTTTGCGTAGTACCGCATCCTTAGCACGGAGGCCGGTTTTACTTTCATAGTGATCAGTGGATTCACTAGAGATTGCGATCTGCAATTCCGGTGTATTACCAACGGGCAATAAGGCAGATGGCACACTATTAACCATCTTCGCCAAATGAAGCTCACCTTGAAGCGAGATTAAATCTGATTTAACCATTACTTTTCATCCCCTGTGGTTTTCTTGGCTGGAGCAGCTTTAGCTTCAGGTACTTCCTGAATCACGCCATCTGCCACTAATTTTTTAATTTGAGCATCGTCCAGTCCGCCGACTACATCACCTTTTTTAAAGCGACCGACAGGCTGTAATGCCTTATATTGTTTTGCCATGACTGGCTCCTAAATGAATTTTTGTGATTCAAAAATAATCGTGATGTATGCAAAGCCCGGACTATAACCATCCCGAACCGATATGAAATCCAGTGTTGTACGTGATGCTTGAGGCTGCCAACCAGAAAGCAGTTGAATCACCTTCTCAGTCAAAAGCCCCACTTCATCACTTACAGCACGTCCATCGGTCATTTGAGATTGAGCATTGCGACATGCCACCGTAACCGCCCATTGCTGACCGATCTGGTTGATACTTCCACGACCTGCACTTGCCTTTTTATCTATACGAACAAAATTGACGTGTGCCGACGGCGTGACTTGCGACATCTCTGTTACGCTGACTGAATTCAACGGCGTATAGATCTTTAGAAATTCTGGAATCTCTTTCAGTTTTTCTGCAATCTCATCACGCACCGCGAAGAAGGTGCTCATCTATAAAACTCCCAACAATATCCAAAACCATAACCTCATCTTCAGCATCAAGGCCGAGTTGAGTTCGAGGCGGTAGAATCGAATGCTTAACTTTCCGATATTGGCCACCCACTGCAAAAGTGATGTATTGGCCATTCTTAGGTAAGATTGTTGCGCCGTAATGCAGATGTGGTGCGTACACAACATCTGTACCCACCTCCACACCACTTGAAAGAACATTGTGGGTGTAAGAATTCATTAGGCGGCCAGTATCGCGCAGCGTCTCGCCACCCTGCATACGTGCACGCCATGAAATCTTCCACGGGTTACCATCAACATCAGTACCGCTTAAAAACCGATTGTGGACACTACTTTCAAGCCCAGCACCGATCTCATCAAATAACTGAGCCTTTAATGAGTCAAAGCTACCCAATTGTTTAAGCACCGCTTCGATAGGTGAGCTATCAGCTTGAGTGATTATTGCAAAAGCCATAAACACCTCACTTCATGCTGGGCATTTGATCCAGAATAGAATCTCCAAATACACCACCGGTATACGAAGTACCGACTGGCGCCGTTGATGGCTTATTCTTTGGTTGGTCATCCACGATCTGGTTTGTTTCAGGCAACTGGATCTGCAAATGTGCTTTGTTGTCAGCCACACGCTTTAAGAATGCAATTGCATCTTCATAGCGTTTTCGCACCTCATCGGTTGGCTGCTCAAAATAAAGGCGGTAACGTGCAATATCACACGCCATACGCTTTAAATTACTCGGCACATTGGGAAGCGGCAAAGGATAACGACCACCGATATGACCATTAATCTCCTCCTTTGCATCCTGGATTGCATCATTAATTGCTTGAGAACCTTTTGCTGCATCTTCATAGATCAATTTCAGGTTCTCAATTGAAGCCCCAAATCGTGCGACCAAATCTGCTTCAGTCGCATACATAAATCACCTACTTGGCATCGTCAGCAGGCTTTGGGTCTGCTTTAGGTTTTGCAGCAGACTTTGCCTTTTCAAGTTCAGCCACTTTAGCTTTTAGCTCGGCAACTTCTTGATCAACCTTCGCCTTGTCAGCAACTACTGCCTGATTGGCTTCAGTTAAGGTTTTATTTGCTGCGGTTAGTTCGGCATTTGCCTTTTCAAGCTCGGCTAAACGTGCGGCGGTATTGTCTGCTTCTGGCTCTTCCGGCTCTTGATATTCTTCAATAGCCCCAGATGCTAAAAGGGCCTGAAGTTGTTTAGCTTCAAGCCCTTTGATTTCATCACCTGGCATAAAATGCCCGATGGATTGTTTTGCTGTGTACTTCGGCATGTCTTGCTCCTTATAGGGTGATAAAGCCAGTACCACCAACGACACCGTTCTTGTTAGACGGCACAACCAGTGGAGCAGATTCAGTCATCAGCATGATGCCGCTTGGATCTTCGCAGTACCACTGACGATCAAAGTATTGCTGAGCAACGCCGTTGGCCAGCATGTTTTTAATCTTACAGTGAGCAACTGAACCATTGGTATCAGAGATCAAAGAGAAGTAATCCTTAGGAATAAAACGATTCACCTTGCCCTTGTTGCGGTAAGTTGCGTCATATACCCAGAATTCGATTCCATCAAAAGTACCTTTGAAGGTCGCCGATTCCTTAACACCAAAACTTGGATTCACTGGAACAGAAATACCGGCATACGGCGTGATGAATTCTTTTTTGAACTCTTCATTGTTCCAGAGAGCTGCCCAAACCAAGCCAGACATAACAGACAGCTTGGCTTCACCACCATCAGCCGCCAATTGACGTTCAAGCATGGTGCGGATATCCGTTACCGGCTTGGCACCCGCTTCATTCCACTTGGTTAACGGCGTAAATGTCAAAGATGCATCACGACGGTAATCCACCAGATTGTATTCATAATCATCCGAGTGAAGCGCGTATTTACCATTTTTCAGTAAATCAATTGCCATCATGAGGACCGAGTTATCAATCGCATCATGGTTACGCTTCATTACCGAGATTTGAGCAATGATCATTTGCTCTTGCTCAGACAATCGCTGATTGCCAGTAGAGATGATGCCTGCGGTACGTAAACGCTCAAGCAAGGCAATTTCAAAAGTTTCAGCCGGAGTGACCTGATTTTTTGGCTTGTAGTAAGCCGGTTTAACATGGCGTACTTCACCAGATTGGGTGGTATCAAATGGCTTACCAGGCTGTTGCGGAGATACCAGCGGCGCCAGATCATGTTCGGCAGATACTTCAGCCAAAGGTACATCATCACGGGTGAATAACGGGCGATTTGGGAAAAGCTTGTCTAAAAGCCAGGTATCCATCGGACGGTAATTCGAGTGAATCAGTGCGAGTTCACCCACATCAAGAAGTTCGAGCGGAGTGCCCTCAAGATTAAAAGACTGTGGCATGTTAATTACACCTTAGAAAGTTCGATTTTGTTTTTAGTTGCCTGTGCACGCGCTGCGTCATATTGAGCAGTTGTAAGCAAGGTTCCATTTACAGATACAGCTTCAATACTGAACACTCCGCCGTAATACACTGGAATTTCGATTCCATTAGCGGCCTTGATTGTGGCTTCTGCAGCCGACACATCCTGACCGCAGATTACATCCCATATTTTTTCATCAGTGGCATGAGCCAGCACATTGGTATCTGACAGCGTTAATAGATCACCGTATTTAAATGCTGTGGCGGTTGGCACCTTGGCATTGGCACGACGTAATTTTTCATTGTCCAGGATCAGTCGTTTTGAAGTGACCGAAATAGGCGGTACATAGTGAATAGCCATGAATTATTTCCCCTTTTGTTCTGCAAATGCTTGTGCACCAGAAGTGAATTTGTGAGTGTCGTTATTATTCGACTGGCCACCTTGCCCCGAGTTCGCTTGATGAGTAAACAAGTGAGCAAATGCGGGATTTACACTTGGTGCAGATTGTTGCTGTTGTCCAGCTGGTGGTTGCTGATTACCTGCCGAGAATTGGCGAAGTTGCTTAGCCGCGAAGGTAAAAACCGAATCATCCATATTGGTATAAGCGGTTTTATCCTCTGCACTGAATTGCGTTTTAAGTTCAGTTTCTAAAGCTGTAATTTCATCAGCACGTTTCTGTGCTTTGAACTGCTTAAGTTCAGCCAAGGCATCATCACGTTCACGCTCTGCCTGCTCTTTGGCCTGTTGTGCTTTTTCTAACTCGGTCACGTTGGTGTCCTCTTGAGTTGGTTGTGGTTTGCCCGAAAAGGCTTCGATTGTGGTTTGAGTATCAGCACCCACACCACAGATTGTGATTTCATGTACTCGCACATTTCGGAACACATGCAATGGGCCTGTAAACTGTTGACCATTTACTTCAACTGTTTTACCTGGTGCGATTTCTTCAATAGATTCAGGATCAGCCCACCAAGACATTTGGAATGGGTATTCTTCATCAATGTCTTGCACAATTTCTTTGGCTTTAGCATTACTTAAAAAATGCCCTTTAGCCTTGAAGGTTTGATTGATTTCGTATGAAGTGGCTACACCGACACGCTTACCACCAAAATGCTCTTCAACAAGCCCGGTTTTGGGTTTTAGTTGCAGTCCTTGGAGGTCAATAACTACACCTGCACGGCCCCAGTAATAGTGATTGTCGATGCGACCACCGCTATATACTTCCGCTTCAAACGTACGGCGCTTTTTTTCACCATCTTCTACTGTAGTGATCGGAACATTTACAGCCGTAAACTGACAGCGCAAATGCTCCTGATTAAGTTCAGGCATTTTTCATGCTCCATAAAAAAACCGCCCCATAAGGAGCGGTTTTGATGTTTATAATTTACTTTAGTTTAATAGCCTCATCTCTAAAATCAGTCATAAACTTTTTAGCTTCTGAATAGGTTTTATCAGTAACCAAGTTGTAAAATCCAAGAGATAAAAATACAAAGGACCAAAGAACTATGATTGTAATAGTTAAAGGATTAGGCCAATCAAAATTAATATTTAGATATTTTCTAATTGGATTAAACCAAAATATTAAAAAGAGACCTAAACTTACCGTTACTCCATAAACTAATAAATAGCGAGCTCTTTTCCGAAGAGAATATTCAAATGATATATCAATAATATTATTTTCATCATCTCGATCAACCTTAATGAATCTTTTCACTGATATATAGCTCTTCACCCAGCATTCCATATTCTCAAATTGCCTAAAATAAATAGCTTCTCTAAAAGTAATTTTTTTACTTTGGAATAACTGCTGAGCTACTCGATCTTTTATAAGATTAGGCTCTTTAGAGTCTATCAATGCTTCAAACTCTTTTGCATTTTTTACATCGTCAGCGAATTCCTCTTTTGGATGTCTACGAATTGAATTCCTTGAGCTTAGGTGTGCTACAAGTAAAGGAACTAAAATTGACCCCAGAACGGTTACTATTTTTAAGATTGCTTCCATAACATATTAAGTGAATTATTTTTGACTTAATCTAATGCAGAAAGCTAAATCTTTAAAGCCTTTAATTTATAAACCACCTGCCCTTCAACTGTTTCAATCGAAACCACTTCAAAAGACAATCCCACCGGCATCAATACACCGCTGCCAGCATTCAGCATATCTAGATCAATACCTAATCCTTTGGCATTCTCAATCTTAATCACGATATCTGAAGCTGTATCAGCCATCAGTAACGGCGCATTCAATTGAATTGCTTGGCCAACTTGATACGCTGCTACTTGTTGAAGTGTTGTAGCACCTACTACAATTGAAGTCGTATTACTCGCTACAGCCTGAATAGCTGCCATGTCGGTACTCAGCCAGCGCTTAAGTACATCATCGGCCAGAGAGCTTGTAGCAGAGTTTAAATAACTGGTCAGTGGAGCATCATTGCCCTGCACATAATCCAGAAAAGTACGAATCGCACTTGGACGAATGTTTGGATCAAGTGGAATAACCGTATTGGCCACCGTGTCAAACAGGTCTCGAGTCTTATCATCCATGGGGGCAAATAGACTGGTGAGCTTTTTACTCGCCGTCCATTCAGCCTTAATGACTTCTTTCTGCTTGAGTAGGTATTCTTTATCCAGGCTTGAAGTACTGATCTTTTTATCCACCAGCGATTCAAGTTCACCAAACTGCAATGGGTGAGAGCTCCAATCCAAAGCCTCGGCAATTTCAGGCAACTGATCATCAGGTGTAATGCCGTATTTCAATGCCTGCTTCTCTGTTAAAGCTACGCACGTGCATCTACAGCGGAATCCCGTTGGAGGATAATGTGTTAGCCAGAATGGATGATCAATCGGCAGTACGATACGATTCAAAGCTAAATGAGCAGGACGTACGCGACTATCATTGATCGCCGAGTACATCAGGTATTGTCGTTTAGCTTTATTCCGTTGCTGCTGTTGCCATCGTCCATGTCCATAAGCATTTTGGATATTGGTACGAAATACATTATCCAGATAGTGCTTTGGCAGAATGATTTCAGATTCTTCAATCAGCTTCTGAAAGTCCTTAAAGGTACCACCGTCAGCAATCGATTTATTCACCGCCTTAATGACAGTTTCAATCTGCTCAAGACTCGATAGAAA